GAGAGGTTCATGACCGCAACCGTTGGATTGCCGGAACCAAGTCTGCTCTCGTTTACTTCAACGGAAGTGAAATGATTGAGTATCTGGAACTGGGTGGAACCATGAAACTGGATTACGCTATTGTTGGTCCGAGACGTTCATTCTCTGTATTGAACTACGGAACTCCGGTAGAGTATATGCCTGGAAAGATTGCTCGTATTATCAACATCGGTAAGATTGGTCTGCCGACTACCTAATAACGAGGACAATTACGTTATAATGATGGGGATGGGGTGTATGTCCCATCCCCATTAATTTTATAATCATAAATAAATTCAAAGAATTATGAAACTGTTTAACAGAAAAGCGGGAAACAAAACCATCAATTACAATGGTAAGAACGTGAAGTTCGTAAATTGTGTCGCTGAGGTCGAAGACGACTTTGGTAAGGAAGTTCTCAAGTTGGGAATCCCTGACCTGTACGAACACGGCAAACAGCCTGTTTTCGAAACCCCGAAAGAGGTTCAGATGAAGTCAGACTTCAAAGACCGTGAAGAGTGGTACAAGAAAGAGATTGCTCGCCTGACAAATGTCAATACAGCGAATAAAAAGAAGATTGAGGAACTCGAGCAAGAGGTTGAAAACTGGAAGAACGAATACAATCGTGAACACGAGGCTCGTATTCAACTCGCTGCGGGAACCGTTCCCCCAGTTACACCCCCTGCACCTGAAACTATCGTAGAGAACCCAACAGAGGGCACAGGCGACGAAACTCAGGGAGAGGGTGACGCTGACGTAACAGGTGGCGAGGGAACCCCTACTCCTGAAGAGGAAGAGGCTGCTCTACGCAAGGAATTGGGTGTAATGAAGAAAGATGAACTGATTGCTTTCGGTCAGGAGGGTGGTATTGACATGACCGCTGTTGCTGAAAAAACCAAAGCCGAAATCATCGAATTTTTGGTAAACGCTTCTAAAGAGTAATGCGAGATGGGACAACTTGTTTTGACAATGAAGTATAGAAAGAACACGGGGATGATATTTAATCCCACGGAGATTTTTTCTTTGTACCTGTACGGGATAACCATACAGGGAGGCGACGGGACTTCTTTCAGCAGTGAAAGTATGCGGTTCTATATACAGGCTGCTCAAAGAGAGGTTGAGAACTTCTTCAACCTGAAACTGATGCGCCAGTTCATTGACCAAGAGAAGTTGACATTTTACCGAGCCGACTATTGGCAGAGTTTCCCTATTCTGTTCACGAACTATCCCGTCAACAAACCGATATCGTTGACGGGACGGTTCAACAATCTTGAGCAAATTTCCTATCCGACACAATGGCTGACAACTCACCAGAATAGTTATGGTCTATACAAGCGAAGAGTTTCAATCGTTCCCACGGGTTCGGCTGTTGCTACTGCCAATGCTGAGGTCATCTTGAGTGGTTTGACAACCCAATTGGGAAGTCAACACTTCAGGATGATTCCGGATTATTGGGACTTCCAGTATATTACAGGCTTCGACCTCGACCATATGCCTATGGACTTAATCAATCTGACGGGGAAATTGGCTACGTTTGGACCACTTGGAATCGCTGGTGACTTGATATTGGGTGCGGGTATCGCTGCCCAGTCGATAGGTGTTGACGGGTTG